AACAGGAGCAACAGGAGCAACAGGAGCAACAGGAGCAGCAGTAGGAGCAAATGTGGAAGCAGCAGCCATCGCCGCATCTAATACTGATTGAACTGCTGATGCGGTGGGAGCAACAGGAGCAGGAACTGGCGCAACAGGTGCAATGGGTGCAACAGGAGCGACGGGAGCAACAGGTGCTGCCACTTCGGGAGCCGTTGGCGCTTCTGGTACAACTGGCGCACCAACGCTGCCTGGTATCATATATAATCCCATCTTCTTGTCCGCAATTTCCTTAATGAATGGGGCAGCAGTTCTCACCGCAGTTTCAACGCCAGCGGTAGTTATAATCATTGCTGTATCCTTTGCATATGGGTGAGTAGCATCAGTTGCCGGTGCAGCATTCGTTGCTGGCATTTGATTACCAGCGCTAGTCGGTGTATGGGCCGTTGCCGAATATTCCTCTGCGTCTAATTCTATCAAATTTCCATTACGACTGTCAAAAAACATATTATCATTTAACTTGTACACCTGTTCATTCTTTGAATATTGAGGAATCCATACTTTATCTAGCGGCGACTTTTCTTTCTGGAAAGCAATAAAACCTTCCGTATTGCCCATTTTGCCAAATGCCACTGATATTACTAAAACAACTAATAGTAATACAAATAATAATAATGGCGTGAGTTTGATGCCTTTCATATTCTATACAGTATAGAACGAAAAATAAATAGACAAATGCGCAAAATTGAAGACGTTGTATCTCTATTATACATTGCATAATAGAATGGAATCCGATAGCACTGTACAAAAGCGTAGCCGTAGTGCTGCGCCAATCCTAGAACGATTTTACAATAATCCTCCTCATCTATGCGAATTATCCATAGATGAGGCTGGTCGTGGGTGTCTGTTTGGGCGGGTTTATATTGCCTGTGTCGTATTACCGACAGACCCGTCTGCATTTTCTGGCAAAGATATCAAGGATAGTAAAAAATTTTCATCTAAAAAGAAGCTAAATGAGGTAGCCACATACATCAAAGAACACGCCCTGGCTTGGCACGTTGCCTACCTAGATGCGAATGTAGTTGATAATGTAAATATTTTGAAGGCGGTTATGCAGGGAATGCACGAATGCATTCGGGAAACCATTATAAAAATGAATACTACTCTATCACTTTCGGATTTTATGGCTGTTATTGATGGGAACTATTTCACGCCCTATATTGCGTTTGACGAGAACACACAATCACTGCAACAACTATCACACGTTACGGTAGAAAAGGGAGATGGCAAATATATGGCGATTGCAGCGGCAAGTATTCTTGCTAAAACCGCTCGTGATAATTATGTATTAGAGATGTGTGAAAAATATCCGGTTCTATCTGAGCGTTATGGACTAGACACAAATATGGGATATGGAACAAAGGCGCATATGGACGGAATCCAGAATTATGGCATTACTCAATGGCATAGAAAGAGTTTTGCTCCTTGTAAATCGGCAATCATCGCCAACATAGATGAAGTTTGATAGTTTTGTTTGGTTTGTGTTTTGTTTATTCAAATAACTCGTCTATATTTTTTCTGGGAACGACTATATACTTGCTCGTGCGGTCGTTTGTACTGTATCCTAATACAAATTGTGCGGGTTCCTCCATATATGCAAACCCCAATGTATATTCTATATTCTCTTTTTCAAATGAAAATGGGCTAGAATACTTCTTCACTTCGTATGTAATCTTATCTAGTATAACAAATAGGTGATAATAATAACGTCGTCCTTCATCGCTTACTATGTGCACTATAAACCATATATCATCTCCAATAACAATTCCATTCGTAGAACCACGTGCCCATTTAAATATGTGGGGCGTTTCTATCGTTTTGGTAGTAATGAATGTGGTCGTTGGGTCGTCTTTGTCGTCCTTATTCGTATATTCTCCAATGGTTAATGGATACCATTGATAGATGACATTTAACTTTGAGTCGTCTGAGAACAATACCCAGTTTTTCTCTACCTGGCGAATATTGGTTTTTATTGCCAATTTTGAATTGGTCGTTTGTGCCGAGACGTCTATTGTGCCGGTTTCTATTGTGATATGACCCCGCGATAGCGGACGATTTCCATTAAAACAGAGGTTTCCTTCGTGCATAATTAAACGAACGTCTTCTATCCCGACATAGAAATTATCATACTCCTCGTTGTATTTCAGCAAAAAATCGTCTGTTTTTTTCCAACCAGGTTCTCTCATATCAAATATTGTAATGAGATTTTTAGTAGTAATCTTCGGATTGTTTGTATATGTGCCGTCGGGATATATACGATAATCCACATATCGTGTGTTTATATAAACCTTATTGTTATCCATACAAATTGATGGTGTGGAACTTACAAAATCGTCGCTTATTTGCGTTTCAATCTGCGTGTTGTTCAGTTGCACTGAAAAATCGGTCGTAATGGATGCATATTTGAGGACTTGTGCGTAATATTTGTAGTTTTTTAACACACTCCTGTGTATTTCTTCTCCTGCGTGGGGACAATTTAAGACCTTTATGCACGACGAAATTATTTGTTCATTTGGTATGTTACAATAATAACCAATAATCGTGAACTCATAATCTAGTTTATAATCATACACGTCTTTTTGATAAAATAAATAGTCAGTTGACGTATATTCAATACGTTGTTTATCTGCCATCTCATAAAACTTGTATGCTAATAGATTTTGACCCTTGTTTCTATAATATTTTACAATTTCATACAGGTTCTCAATTCTCCCTGCACAATAATGAAAACCTTCCAACCAATAGAAGATAGCGTTTGCCATATCATTCAAGTGCTTATAGCAATTCCCGATGGAATAGTATGAATGCCATACTTCTTGTTTCCATCCAGCCAATTCAATTCGTTTCTTATATGTATCAATTGCATTTTGGTATTGTCCCGCATCGCGATAACTATTCGCCAAATAAAATGTATATCGGTCATTGTCGGGGTTATCAATCAGTCCCTGCGTTAATAGTCTGATATCGCGGACATACTTATCCGTCTTGGCTCCGCCATCGCCAATGTCGTTTATAAATAGCGAGGTTCTCGGAATTTCCGACTCAATGCTCCCGCTCGGCAAATTCACGTACTCGTGTGTCACACCCCAATAACTGAGGTTCTCCACATTTTTCAAAATACGGATATTCTTGTAGATGAAAGCGGATGAACCTTGGAATACATAATATGCCTGCGCAGTTAGCGAATCCTTAAATTCTGTTATGGAGAACTTGGTTGGCATTTCTAATATCATATCTGCGTCCATTAGCAATACATAATCGGCGTTCGGCATTCCATAGCACTGTTTTAATGCAACAGAACGGTTATATCCGAAATCACGAAAGGGTTCGTTGTGTATAACGCCAGATATGCTGTGGTTATCAAAAAAGGTTTTAATAATTGATATTGTATCGTCAGTGCTACCCGTATCACAAATACAATATGTATCAATCAGCGGCAGTACGGAGGTCAACAGCCGGACAATCACCCGACTTTCATTCTTCACTATCATATTTAGACATATTTTAGTCATATGAGAGAACCTGTGTATATGTAAATAATTCGTTATTTCTATATTAGTTATCTCGCTTCTTTATTTTTTTCCAACCATATTGTAACTAATCAATATAATCTTAATATGGCATTTACTAGATTTCACGACGACCCAAACCGGATTAAAAAACAAATTGCGGAGAGCAGTTTCACTGGAAGATATATGCTGAATGTTCCTGGTCAAGGCGCTGATTTGCCATTCATAGAAGACCCGCATATTCGCTTACAACATTGGGGGGCAAACCTCCGAAATGACACTGTAAATTTAGAGAGTGATTTGCGTGGTATGACCAGACGATTAAATCGCGACAATTCGGAATTAAACGAATATAAACATTATGCAAAGGAACCTTCGTCAGTTACGTATAAAAAGGCGGAACCTTTTGTACAAGAAACCCGCGCGAGTCATCCGGCATGGACTTATAAGGATTTAGAACAAACGCGATGGGATGCTCCGTTCTTAAATCCACACAATGGTTTAGAAAAAGGCTTTCCGGAAAATGTTCATACACGCAATTTAGAGAAAGATAACTTCGTTAGACGAGTGCCGGTAGTTGATGGCACCCAGCACGTAAATTATTATTTGGGCGGGAAATCAATGTGCATTGGTGGTACCGAAGAATCTTGTCCTGGCACGCCCTATCCTATGAATAGAATACTATAATCCAAATCCAATTGTTATATGCAAATAATATATAATAAATATAATCTTATATATTATAAAATAAATGGAGATTGTTGTTCCACTATTCGCTTTATCAAGTTTATATTTAATCAATAATCAGAACAAAAAGAAAGACGAGGGGTTCTCGTCTGGCAGTCTTTTGCCGAATGCTGACCTCCCCACTCGCAATTATCCAAATGAACAGACATATACGTCCAATGAGACTGACCGATCGGCGGAATTGCAGAGTACTAACCGATTTGATAATGGCGGAGGCGTATATACGGACAAATACTTTAACCAATCTGCCGATAAGGCCGGTGCAGGTGATGTATCCTATTATTCCCTCACCGGAGAAAGTGTAAGCGGTGATTATTTTCAGCACAACAATATGGTCCCATTCTTTGGCAGCAAACTCAGAAATGGTCACTCACATCCGAATTCTTCCGAGAGTATATTAGACAATTATGTAGGATCGGGTTCTCAGACATTTACCAAAAAGGAACAATCTCCGTTGTTCTCGCCTGATGAAAACTTGCAATGGGCTCACGGTGCGCCGAGTCAAACCGACTTTATGCAATCACGTGTGAATCCGAGCATGAAGATGGCGAATGTAAACCCATTCAAACAAGAGCAAGTGGCGCCCGGTCTTGGCTTGGGTTATACCACAGAAGGTGCTGGTGGGTTCAACTCTGGTATGGCAGAGCGTGATGCGTGGTTGCCCAAGACTGTTGACCAACTTCGCGTTGATAACAACCCCAAATCGTCTGGACGTTCGCTGCTTGGACACGAGGGTCCCGCAAATAGTGCGATTAAAACCATTGCCACCCGTGAGCAAATGGGTGTTATGGAGAAGCACCGCCCTGAGCGAAGTTTTGAACTAGACCAACGCAGCATGACGAATCCCCAAAACAATGACATTGGACGTTTATTTACCACCGGTGGTCTGGAAAAGGGGCAAACTATGCGCGCTGTTCCCGTAGAACGTTTCGTTTCGCGCCCTGAAACCGCTGTGGAATATGCCGGTGGTGCTGGGTATCAGAACGGGGCATCGTATATGCCCGGTGAATATATGCCATCGCATAACCAACAGCTAGGTCAAGTGCAACTCGGTGCCGCCAGTGCTCAGGGAAGAAGCAATGCAACTGAGGCGGATTATGGTATTAAATCCAATTTGGCGTATCCTAACAATCGTTCTGCCAATAAACAAGACAGCTACTTTGGTATGGTGAGTGGTGGAATCGGTGCTGCCGTGGCTCCTTTATTGGATATCCTGCGTCCGTCCAAGAAACAAAACGTTATTGGCACGCTACGCCCATACCAAAACCCCAGTACGACGGTTCCCCAGTCTTATATTTTCAATCCTGCTGATAAATTGCCCACTACCACTCGTGAGACTACTGAGAACTCCAAGTTTCATTTGAACGTGAACGCCAATCAGCAGGGCGGTGCATACAAAGTAACTGAGGTGCAAGGCACGTATACGACCAGACAAGATACTGGCGATTTCTATTACTCTGGTAATGCAGGGGCTGCTGCTGGAACTAGAAAAACAACCTCCTATGAGTCAGGATACAATCAACGCAACAACGATGTTAAGTCCAGCACGATTGATGGACGTTTGGTCAAGGGCAACATGTCGCTTCTAAATTCGGATATTAACATGCGGCAAAAATCACGCGACGACCAGTTAAAGAATGCTCGTCCGCTAACCGGAAATATGCCGTATAGAACGCCCGATGTCAATACTATGGGACGTGTCGCGGGCAATGAACGCAATCTTTACTCCAATATTCAAATGGACCGCACCAACCCCGAAATAATGAGTTCGCTGCATTCTAATCCATATGTCGTTGACCATCGCAAGGGATTATAAATTGTTAATCATTTTGTATCGGTCTGGCGGTTCTACTTTGGTCGCCTCTTTTGCGGGCTCTATTTTGTTACGTGATTTATTGACATAATGCCAGTAATACGCGATTGTTATTATCATTATTATGCCCGCAATTGAACCAAATACAATGTATGCGCCGGTTTGGTTTGTCTTGCAACAATCTGCTCTATTATGAGAACAACAATACTCATTGTTATTCTCACCACACAATTTATCGGTTCGCATACTTTCGTACCAATAACATTTATCTATTTTATTTCCATTGGAGCACATTTGATTGCAATATGTTGCAATAATGGCGATGCTTGGTTGAATCGTCGGCACGCGCAATGTTGATGCATCTACTACGCAGCTTACTATATACTTTGCACAACAATCATATGTTCCGTCTTGGTGCATGCACGTTGTTTTTGGATTGCACGCGTATTCATTGATTCCCATGGAGAAATTACATATTACGTTGTACATTTTATCGGCTGGACAGGCATTTGTGTCTAAACACGTTGTTGTTGTCATTTGTTATTGATTGCTTGTTTGTTTGATATATTGCGTCATAATAATATATCAATTTTACACCATTCAAGTAGAGAATTGTCCAATTAGTTGGTTGTTGCCTTTCCCAAGTAGATAAATATGCCAGTCAATCCCTTTGAATCAGTGCAGGTAATAGTAATCTTATCGCTTAGATTTTGTACTTCTCCAATATCCGTGAAGTTTCTATCAAATATACGTCCCACGCCGATTACGTTTAATGCATTGTTTCCGATGTTCAGTCCGCCCACCAGCAATCCATCTACCAGTTTTCCGGACTTATCCTTTGTTTGGAATACTTCTTTGGGATAAGGATAGCCCGCATAGTTATCCGCGCCAATTATGCTATTTGATGGAACGTTCGTCATTGCGGGTGACGTGCCCCATAGGTCCATACTTAATTTGTTTTCTTCGATGTTATTGGTCAGGGTAAATGTGAATTTTGGGGGGAACTTTCCACCCTCTTGTGGTGCGATGGCTATGAAACTTTCCGTCTTCACGGTTTCCATCTGCAAGACTATTGGGCTAGGTTTATCTACCTTAAATATAGCGCGTTTGTTTTCTGCGGTGGGGTTATTTGCGGAAACTGTGTTAATATAATATGCGGTCTCGGGGTTAAATATATCTGGGTTTGTTACTGCCGCTAACCCGGGCAATGCCGGCGTAGTTGTATCCTTTGTTTGTATTAGTTCTACTATATAGGACTTGGGTAGAATGTCGGACTCTTTTTTGGGCTGTATGCCGATTGCCGGTTTGATTTCATCTAATCCTTCTGTTAGCGGATTGTTTGATTTTTCGGTTGAACAGTTCAATAGTGCTAAAATCAACATTAAGACGGCTATCATTGTCAACATATAGACTATTATGTGATTGCGGGATAACTTCATTGTATGTCTTTTACTATATCAATATATTTTTGTTTGTTTGGACTTGTTATTTTGTAAAATCATATAAATATTTTGTTACATTATGTATATCAATGGACAATCAAGCAAGAATACAGGAACTAGAAGAAGAGAATGCTAGGCTAAAAGCACAACTCAATACATATTTGTTGAAAAATAAGGTATATTATGAAAATAATAAAGAGGAACATAAACAAAAGGTGAAAGAATATCAGCAACGAACAAATTACAAAAGCACGTATGTAGCATCACCCGAGAAAAAGAAAGAATATGCGAGACGTGCATATTTGAAAAAGAAGGAAAAGCTCCAAAAAGAAAAAGAAGAGACAAACAATATTTAGGGAAATTATATAATATTAATTCTTAAAATTATATAAAGTATTTTCTTTATATATTGTATAGGATGGGTTATATCTATACGATAACGAACAAAACAGACAACAAAATCTATGTTGGACAAACTGTACGAGAACTGGAAACCAGATGGAAAGACCATTTGAAAAAGCGAAGCAATTGTAGATATCTAAAATCTTCGATTAACAAATACGGCGTTGACAACTTCGTGTTCAAGCTAGTATGTATAACGTTTGATAATCAATTAGATGATATGGAAATTCAATACATTGAAAAATATAATTGTTTGGCGCCAAATGGATACAATTTAAGAC